ACGCCTGACCATTGAATTTCATCTGACTTAATGCCTAATTTTGCGGCATTAGCAACAAGCCATAACTTCCACTGTCTAGCAGGCATGGCTTCTTGTTTTGCACCCTGTATTGCGCGTGAAAGTTGGCTGTAGAAAATTGGTGAATTTTCTGTGCGGCTAAAACGAATGTCATTGTTATTCGCGTCAAAGTTACCGTTGTTGCCTACGGCTGATTTGATTTGGTTAGGATTAAAGGTTTTATAGTAAGCAGATTTTGATTGAATATCACCATCAGGTGCATATATAACACCATCGAAACCTTGTTTTGACCAATCAGTATCAGAAAACTCACCACCATCCATTACATAATCATCGTACTCTTGCTCAGTAGTGAAAAGCTTTGGGTTTTTAATTGATAGGTACACAGGAGTAACAACTGGGCTTTCGCCAACATTAAGTTTGCTAGAGCCGTACATCTGCTCTGGGTCTGCAAACTCATTAGCGACCTCTTTAGAACCAAAGAAAGCTGAACCTTTGAACTCTTCTATAGGAGTTATATCACCACGATAAACAACCAAAGGCTTACCATCAGCATCAACTACTTTGCTGTCACCGAACCATGCTTTGAATTGTGGGGTGTCTGACACTGTGTTTATATTATCTTTACGGCTAAACTTAGCCTCAATGCTTACATCAGCATCGTTGAATATTACATAGTTGAAGTTACCTTCACCTTGACTACGGCTTGAACCATCTAGGTATTTGATACCGCGAATGCCTAGTTCAACCATGCGATTACTAACATATTTATCACCACCAGATGACGCTAGTTCTTTCGCAAGTGCCTCATAGTATTGCCCTCCAGTATAGTAACTGTCGTACTTTGGAAGTAGCTTAATAGCTTTCTTTATAACATCACTCTGCTCAGATAATGGCTTATCCCATAGTAGGTATTCATCTTCTGTAGGTGCTAGTTCTACTTCGTAGAGTTTGCCTTGAGATGTATGAGTTATCTCTACTTTTAACTTATTGTATAGCTCAAGTCGTTGTGAGCCTTCTTTATACTGTCTAGGTGTAATATTTGCATTTAGGTTATATGTAATATCATCAATTACTTTATCCGCAACACCGTTTGGTCTTGTTACATTATCAAGATAAACATTTCCGTACTTCTCATCAACCATATCCTGCACTTGGTTTCTGGTTAATCCAACCTTTCCATTAAATGAAAAGCCTTTCTCAAATGCAAGCATCTTTTTATAATGTTCAGCTACTTCTTTATTACCTGCAAAGTACAACCCATAACCATAAGCCTGATTACCTTCGCCAGTACCTACCTTACTCATGTCAAATTTGTTATGGTCATGCGGTGAACCATGCCATGCTCTATGGAATTTTGGTAAAAACTTAACTCCACCACCACCGCCACCGCCACCGCCATTCACAACGAATCTACGAGCAGGCAACAAGTAATTAACAATAATGTCGTTATCAGAAAGCTCAAGATTTACACCGATTGAGCGTAAGAAGTTACGAATAGCCGCAATCGCACGCTTAACAAAGCCTGCGCTCGGTGCTGTTTGAGCCATTTCAGCCAATACTTCTTCTGCAACAATACGTCTATCGCTAACTTTATTTAAGTCTAGGCCATACTGTTTAGCCTTTTTAGCCATATCATTTTTACGCAACATTGCCACTTGGTCTAATATCGCACCTAGCTCTTTGCCATACAATCCACGCAATCCGTAGTGACCTAATGTTTCATGGAACACAACGCGAATAACGTCTTTTGGCGAGTTCATTTCGCTGGCTAATATGTAAACCTTACCATCATCGTAAAAGCCTTCTGGCTGACCTTTAGCGCCTTGCGATAACTGTCTTTGGTTCTCGTCACGCACAGCTTTACGAATTGCAGGGTCGTTCATATCGTCAACAACAACAATCTCTGGTGCATTTTTCCATCCAGAGCGTAATTTGTTTACAGCAATTTGTACGGAAACTTTAGGCAAGCCTTTGTTTTCATTTTCACTTCTGCTAAATGCGGTATCTGTATTGCCATCAGTATTGTCTAATTCAGCCTCTTTTAATGCTGTGTCATAGCCAAGATTAGCCAATTGTTCTTTGCGTTTTGCAAGCAAGCGATTAAATTCATTACGCTGTTGTTCTGGCACAGCTTCCAAGCTAGTAGATTTCATCAACTTACGTTGCACATCAGCGTGCTTCGCTTGCGTTTGTTTTAACGTATCAGTTAATTCAAACGGTTCATTTACACGACTACTTAATGATTCGTTCTCTATTTTGGCCTGCTCAATAGAAGAACGAATGTTGTCTATCCTAGATTCAAAACTATCAATGTAGTTATTAAAACGTGTAATTAAACCGCTTGGTGAAAATGAATCCTTAACGCCGTAATAGTGCATAGTTCCATCTGGTGATGTAAGTTTCATTTCACCTACATAAAAACCACGCTCAAGCAGAAATTTAATGCCACGGTAAACAATAGGGCGATTTTCACTAATCAAATAGGATTGACGTATTTTAGTTCCCAATAAACCTATTTCATTTTCGGCAGAAGCCTTGCTTTTAATCCGTTTACCATCTATTACAATATCTGCGATTTGTTCTTTATCTTCTGGGATAAGATATTGCTTCACTAGCGCCATGCGCTCTTTAAAACTTTCAATCATTGAAGGCCAACGCTCACTAATAGCACGCTCATTTTCTTTGATTTTTCTGGCCATAGCGTATTTGCTATCAGCATGAGCTTTTTGAAGGTTTGTTAAGCGCTTAACTTCGGCGCGTAGCTTGGTTTCTTCCAGTATTAATGGATTGCCAGAAGCTGCCGCCTTCATGTCGGCAGAATTAGCCGCCTCACTGGTCACATCTTCAATTTCTGATTCACCAGAATATTTACGCAACTGCTCGATGCCAGATGCTTTATGTTCAAGCAATTGCCAACGGCGTGTGTCATAGGTTTGTTCTGTAGCATAACGATAAATTCCAACTTCAAAACCGTCTGGGTCACGTTGATATAATTTATTGCCTTGTCGTATGATTCTGCCTTCACGTTGCTCAAGGTCACTAGGCCGCCACGGTGCATCAATGTGATGTAATGCTACTAAGCGCTCTTGTACGTTAGTGCCTGCGCCAAGTTTAGGCGTAGAACCAAACAAGAAACGCACTTCACCGCGATTAACTTGTTTAAACAACATATCTTTTTGTTTTGGAGTGTTGTAGTCGTGAATAAAAGCAATTTCGCTTTCTGGAACACCTTGCGCCATAAGCTTTGCTTTAATGTCATCGTAAACGCTAAACCTAGAGCTTCCTGCAATTGCCTCTAAATCTTCTAGGCTAATTTCGTTAGAACCATCCTCTGCTACTTCTAGCTCTTTTTCGTCACGATATTCGTCAATTTCTGTTTGCTCAATAGCATATTTATCGCGCACATTAAAAATGCGGTCACGATTAGCCTCATTTTGAACGTAATTATCTACCCATGCTTTTGCCGCCGCTTTATCAGCAATTCCGTATGCTGGCATTTCTATACCAGAAACCGCCTCATAAATTGTAATGCCGTTCTTTTCTTTTACCATGTAGAACGGATAGCCTTCGTAACCCTCAGAAGCGTACACTGTGCCTTTAGGTTTATGCGTTAAAAGCCTTTGGTTATCACGTACATAAATACGCTTTTCTTTGCTACCCATGCTGGCACGCGCTGAATTTGGAATACTCATATCGCAAAAAACAATTTGCGTACCTTTATCTTTAGTCCAGTTGCGGTATTCCTGCATCATATTGTTTACCGACATATTTATTTTGCTGTCTGGGTAATCAGGCGCAAAAGGGTCAATAAGGCGATAATCCAAACCAGCTTTGTTAGCAAGTCCAGTTAAACTAAGTGCATTGATTTTCCCTTTAGTCTCTTTTGTTAATTGTTTTAAGTTTGCAAATTTACCTAATAATGATTCTGGGTCTAAAAATGTTTTAGGTGTTAGCGCTCTAGTAACAAGTTCTAACTCGGCTTCTTCATATGTTTCAAAGTCGGTAAATCCATTATTTACGCTTAATCGCCATTTACCGTTATCCATTACTTCTATGCCTGCTTCGCTTGGCTCAAGCTCAAATTGAATATTACCTTCTTCATCTTCTGCAAGTTTTGGCACACCAAAAAAGTTAGTCTGATATTCAGAACGTCTTGCAATCACGTTAATTGGCTTGCCTGTTTTTAGTTTAGGTACAGGGAATTTTTTAGGTTTTCCGTCTGCGTCTAATTGCTTGGCGGTTTGGTCTTTTAAATCCTGCAACGTGATAATGTCTGCAAAAGATGAATAGCTACCCATTAATGAAGGTAAGTTTTTAAATTTGCTAAAGCGTGTGCTTTGACGGTAGCCAACACCAGAAGGCGCAACTTCGTACACGTTTTCTACTTCACCGTATTGTTTTGCCCATGCGTCAAACAAATGCAAATCGTTACGTTTCATTTCATTAAACTTCATGTAGCGTTGCATCGTAAACATTTCAGCCAGTGAGTTAGACACTGGCGTGCCTGTAGCGGTAATCAAGGGTACATCTTCACCAAATGTTTCGGTCATCCATTTGATTTTCATAAATAAGTCAAACGCTTTGCCAGAACCTTTAGGGTTGCCTAAACCCGATGTACGTTGCATTTGTGTGGTGAAAAACAGGTTTTTAAATTCGTGCATTTCATCCACAAATAGCGCATCAATGCCAAGTTCATCAAAGTTCACCACGTCATCTTTTTTGCCTGCTTTTGCTTTTAGGTCTTTAATTTTGTTTTCAAGCGTGGTTTTGATTTTTTCCATATCGCGCACAATGCCACGGTCGCCACGCTCGCGTTTCATTTCTTCAATCGCATTAGCAATTTCTTCTACTTGCTGGTCATACATACGCGCCTCTACTTCGGCAGGTAAGCCAACTTTTTTTAATGATGAATGGCCAATAATGATAGCGTCATAGTTTCCTGTCACCATTTTAGAAAACATTTTTTCGCGCTTGTCTTTTGCAAAGTCATCAGGTGTTGCCGCAAGAATATTTGATGCAGGATAAAGTTTTGTAAACTCACTGCGCCATTGCAGTGTTAAATGGTTAGGCACAACAAATAATGGCTTGCGAGCAATTCCTAAACGGCGCATTTCCATAGCAGTAGCCGCCATTGCCATTGTTTTACCTGCGCCTACTACATGGTCAAGCAATACATTACGGTCTTGAATTGCACGCCAAACAACATCTTTTTGGTGTTGTCTTAGACCTGCAAACGATACACCGTTCATTGCAGGGGTCATGCCTGCAAACGTCATGTGTGAACCATCATATTGACGTGTAACAGTGCGGTTATGTTTGTCGTTATAAATAGTTGCTAATTCATCAGCGCGATTAGGGTCTGAAAATAGCCATGATTCCCATGTTTCTTTTATTTTTTGGTATTTGCTACGTGCCGCCTCTGTTGCTTCAATATCAGTGTGTGTAGAAGTTGTACCATCTACATTTCTGACTGTGTATTTAACCTCTGGTGATTTACCGTTCATCATCATAGCCAGTAAATCAAACGCATTGATTTTGTCAGTACCAAAATCAGAAGTCATTTTACCAACGTCACCGATTCCTGTTTTTTCGTTTAGCCATACTGCGGTAGCTGATATATAGGTAAATTCAACTTTATTGGCTGGGATTCCTGTAATTTCAGATGCAAACTCAGAATAAACTTTGCGCGGAATCCAGTTTGCACCGACTGAGGCATAAATCTCACTTGGCAACTTATCTTTTGGTATTACTTTTTCAAGCGCGGTCACATTGCGGTTAAATTCAGTATTAGTTTTAGCCACGCTAATAGCTTCAGCGAGTTTTGTTTTTACATCACCAGATAGATACTCGTCTGCTGTTACATAGCCTTTTTGTGGGTCGTTATAAACTACATCGCCCAGCTCGCTGATAATTTCGCTAACTGGCTTTTTATACACATCAGCCATGTAGTCCACATCAACAAAACCTTTAACGTTTAAAGATGATAATAGCGCGTCTTTAGCATTATTGACGTTGATTGCATCGGAAGGAGGAAACAAAACGCGCTGTCTAAAAATATCAGCTTTTTGTGCGCTGGCTGGCTTTTCATCTAATCCTGTTGTTAATGCTTTAGCTTTTGATACGCCTTGGTCATAATCAAGTTCAAGAGCTTGCAATAACGCTGATTCTGTATCATCCATGAACAAACGGCGGTTTGTCATGCTGTTGAGATAGCCGTATTTTTTTAAGAAGTCGTCATATTGGCGGTTTAATGATTTTCTATTAGTATCAATTTGCGTTTCGCTTGATTGATAATCGCGCTCTAAACGCATTTGATTACGCAAAGTATCGCGCAACGTCATCATAGCAATCATGCGGTTTAGCGCACCATTGTTTGGCGCTTCCCATACCATTGAGCGCTTTTTGTTCATTACATCAGTTAAACGTTGACGGATTGCACCAGATTCATCACGGAAATATGTACCAACCTTTACACCATCTGGAATGGTGTTATCTACGTTATCTAGCACTTCTACACGCTGTGCAGGCTCAATATACAAGTTTTGCGGTAATGAATTAACAAAGGCTTTTAATTGTTGCGCTACATCGCCTGTGCTTTCTACTGTATAGCTATCGCCTTTATACATTGTTCCTGCGGCAGATTCTTTACCAAGCACATTGCGAGGATTGCCAATAAAATATTGATTTACAAAATGTTTAGACTTATCGCCTGTTTTTGGGTTTTCTAATTCTAATTCTTTAGATTCTAGCCATAATGGGTTATCTTCTGGCGTAGCTGTTTTTTGGAAAAACAAAATGTCTGTTACAACTTCTGTGCCTGCGTTTTCTTGAAATGCAGTATCAGGTAAACGTACCGCCGCAATAAGGTTTGCGCGTTTAGCTATCCATTCGCGTGCTGGGCTATTATTAACATCCATGAAGTTGTGAGAAACCACCACTGCCATGACACCACCATCACGCAACTTATCTATGCCTTTGGCTAAAAAGTAGTTGTGAATACTAAACCCAGAATAAGGCGATTTTTCTGTATCAAAGATTTTTTCACTACCAAAAGGCGGATTGCCAATAACTAAGTCAAAGTAACCGCTAGGTGCTTGGTATTCTTCAAATCCTGTCGCTGTTGCTATATTGGCATTTGGATAGAGATATTTAGCTAATCGGCTTGTAATTACATCAAGCTCAACACCGTTTAACTGTGATTTGTTGCGAATAGATGCAGGCATGAGGCCAAAGAAGTTACCAGAACCCAAAGAAGGCTCAAGCACACGGCCACCGTTAAATCCTAGTCGGCTAACTGCGTCATACATTGAATCAACAATAGATTTAGCTGTGAAATGTGCATTTAATACAGAAGCGCGTGCCGCTTTGTATTCATCTTCGGTCAGAAGTTCTTTAAGCTCTTGGTATTTTTTACTCCATTGCTTGTTTTCACGGTCAAACACACCTTTGAGCGCACCAAAACCAACATATCTCGCAAGTTGTTTACGTTCTTCTGGTGTTGCTATACGGTTTTCAGCTTCAAGCGTTTTAATAATCTTGATAGCTTCAACGTTATCACGATATTTTTTAGTTAAACCACCTTCACCAAGTTTTACATCATCCGTAATTTCAAAGTCTGTTATTCCATCATTGGGGGTGCTGGATTGATTTCTAGCATTGCTAGTTTCTCGTGGTCTGCTAGATGGTTCAGATTCACTGCTTCCGCTAACGCTTTGCGTTCCGTTTCCGCTTGTTTCAGAAACTCCGCTTGATACGTTCCTGTCTGCATTAGTTGTTTCACTCGTTCCTCCCACCCTAGCATCCATCGGTTTGCTATCGCCACTCCTAGACTGCTCTGTGAGTATATTGTTTTGCGTATTTCCATCGGGTACTGGCTCGGCTTGATTAGTTCCTGCATTTTCTTTATCCTTTGTTAAGTAAGGATTTAATGGCGGTAATACTTGCTCATATCCTTCATTTGTACGCTCATATACTGCACCATCGTTACCTGTGCGCCTTTCACCAATAGCCATATCTTTAAATTGGTTTAGGTCATTTGTATTTTTAACATAATTCTGCGCATCTGTGGTGTTTTGTTTTGCTTTTACTTGATTAGCCAAAGCAATCATTTTTTCTGCAAGTGCTGTAGCATTTAAGTCTGTAGGTAGCCAGTTATTTTGGCCGCCACCCCATCTGTTTTTATCAGCATTATTAAACGCTCTACCCATTACCGCTACATTTTGAGGGTGTCCACCACTCATAAATGATATACTTGAAGCGCCTATGTTTAAATAAACGCCAACATCACCATCGCGCATAGATAAAGTTACATAGCCTGATGTAGCTACGCCTGATTCATTAACAGTCACGGCTTTATCATCTTTGCCATTTTTAAGTTTGTAAGGCTCAAATCCTGCATCTGCAAGTAACCCAGAAACTTGCGTAAGATATTTTTTAGTTTCTGCTAAAAATTGGTCTTTTACGCCATTTGTAATGCCGTTTTCGCGCTCGTTTCTACCAGTTCCGCTTTTATTGTCAGTCCACCCATCAATAGGTTTTACACCCCAATCTTGCGTTAGCGTGCTTTCACCGTTTCTTTTTGCTGGCTTTTTATCTGCTTTTATATTGCCGTTACCAATAACTTCTTTAATAGTTTCTTTAACTTCTGGGGTCAACAATGCTTCATATTCTTTTTTTGCATCTTCCGCACTGGTCATACCATCTTTATCAATATCGGGATAAGCGCGAGAAGCCTCGTAAAACGAAAGCAAATAAGGTTTAATAGAATCGCCAAAGTCGCTAATCATTGCCTTTGAGTAATCAGAAAACTTGCGCACACCTGATTCAATGTACGCGCCTGCAATCGTCATGCCGTCAATAAGCAGTTCTGGGTCAATGCCACTATTAATATTGCCTAGTTTAGATTTAATGCGAGCGCGCGCCGCTTCCACTTTATCCGCAGTAAATACTTTATTGTTAGCAAATTGAGATTCAGATACAAGATTTACTGGTTTAGGCTGAACTTTATTTTCAGCTTCACTGATTGCATCATTAACTTGTTTTAATCGCTCTTCATCACGCGCATTAGTAACAATGCCTTGCGCTTGAATCTTGTCGCTTAACTCTTGGCGTAGTTGTTTGAGTTCATCAATGCTAGAAGGTTTATCGGTCTGTACTGTTTCTTGAACTACATCATTAGCAGCACTTCCTTTTACCCTAGATTTAATTTCTTTTACTATTTTGTTCATTTCCCAGAGCATTTTTGTCTGGTTATTTTCGCTTGAAAATACGTCTGTAATTTTATTTAAGTCACCTGTAGTAGCAACGCCTTTTCTGCTTAAATCTTGAACTTCTGACCATAGAGATTCAAACTCTTGACCTAGCATTTTTGCACGTGCTTTAGCAGAAGCAAAGTCAACTACCTGTACGTCTTTTGGCGTTTCATCGACACTTATTTCAGTTGTGTCGCCAGCATCGACATTATCAACGCTAGGTTGATAGTCTTTATTGTAGGTAATGATTCGACCATTAAGCTGACCAGAAGCCTTGACTGCCGCTTTAATTTCATCAAGCGTAGCAGTTTTCTTTACGGTAACAGGGTCGCCTTCGTAATCAACCAACTCATAACCGTTGTACATTACATTAAACTTATCACCATTAGGTTTTAAGCTAATCACCTCGTTTGCGCCCTTGCTACCAATATGCGCGATTTGCCTTTGTCCTTCTGGCTCATTTTCTGTTAATTCTGGTGTGTTCTCTACATTTACTGGCGCATTAACTTCACCGCCTTTTGGTTTAAGTTCTGCACCACCAGTTATTGCGCCACCAGTTGTTACTTCTTTATTTGTTACTTCTTTATTGTCTTTTGGAACTTCAATTCCACGCAACGTCATTTCAGTCGCAATACGGCCTTTAACAGTAGTGTCATCAGTCAGCTTTAACAGGCGACCTAATAAGTCATCTGTAGCGCTTGCAAATGGCCTATCCTCTACTGCATCATCCCCTGTGGTTGCAGTTCCAGTAGCCACATCCGTTCCGATGCTAGATGGAGGTGTGGCGGTAGCGTCACCCATTCCTGTTCCATTTGGCTGTATAGGTAAATCTGCCACGCTTCCTTGAGCGTTATCACCTGTAGATTCACTGGTGTTTGTAGCCATTGTGGTAGAGGCATCATTGTTACGGTTAGCATTGCTTACACCTTCATTAAATCTACTATCAAATGAATTATTCACGCCAAGAGTTGTTCTAAAATCATCAAGTACGGATTTATCTGTCGAGGCTCGACCTTGACTATCAACTGTGATTGTTGGTTTTTGTAACTCAGCCAACTCTTTTGCTGTAAAGCGCTTTTCAGCTTCGGCTCTTGCCATCGTACTGCCATCATGGAATACAACTAAGTCGTAATTTTCAGATGTTGGTGCAGGTAAAGATAACACTTGGTCTGACGCGCCACCTAAAACAGATGTTAGAGCCGCATCAGTTAAAGAGCCACTTCCAGTTTGAGCAAGTGTAGTAGCTAATTGTTTGCGAGAGTTTATTACATACTCTGCCGCGCCAAGACCACCGCCTAGAGGTGAGGCCGCTAAACCTTCAAGCGTAGCGTTACCAGCTACACCTTGCCATGTATCTACATCAAAACCATCACGCGCTTGAGCTACGTTTGTAGCAACTCGCTCTTGACCGCCTTGAATTGCCTCTGGAATTGCCTCTTTACCTGCATCTGATAGCGTTTTCTTGAGCAAGTCTTTTGCTATGAACTGACCAGCTTCCTGACCAATTTCTTTAGCGCCTAGTCTTGCCGCAATACTTTCAACCCCTGTGCCGCCAGCTAAAGCACCAAGTCCAGCACCTAAAGCAATCTGGTCTGCATTTTTACCTGTGTAAGATTGTGCTTCTGTCGCTAAAGCGTCAGCCTCTTGTTCTGTTTTTCCAGCGTCAATGTGAGCCTTTTTAACAGCATCGTAAACTTCACCCTTGATAGCACCAGCACCCATAGCAGTGCCTACGCCAGTTGAAATAGCTGATTTAGTTGCCGCGCCAGCACCTAACTTCTGTGCCGCAAGCGCTGGAACGATTGTACCTGCGCCTTGAGCTATCGTATCTAGTGGTGATTGTGAAAAGTTTTTAAGTGCCGCGCCTACTTCTGCAAACCCACCTTTTTGCTCTGCGTTAGCCATGCGTGCAGAGTTAATAACGTCTTGGTCTTTTGCGCCTTGTGAGCGAAGGCTATCTAAACCTTCGATACCTGATTGAATTACGTTTGATACTGGATTATTCGCAGTAACAGCATCACTTAGCATCTTGCCGCCAAGTAACGTGCCTTTAAGTAGATTTACCCCTAAGTCACCTACACCTCTTGCTATACCTGTTGTTGGATTTAAGTCAGGAGTAGAATTAAAAGCATCAACTTCTGCTTGGGATAATTTTATTTTTGCCATTTGCACAATTCCAAAGGTTTAGACGTTTCATAATTCTGCCCCTTTGGTGTGCGTTGTAAGCTATACGTTCTCTATTAAGTCGCCATTATCATTATGCCAACCTGTTCCATCTGCGCTAGTTCTGTACTCATAATTTTTACCAGCAACATTTTTTATAGCGCCAATTTTAGGTTTAGTTTTAGTAGTTGTTGCGCCTGCCTCGCCACCGCCTGCGTCAGAAATAATCCGACCTGTATATTTATCAAATACTACCGCGCGTTTAGGCAATGGCAATCCTGTTATTGGGTCTATTCCACCGCCTACCTCTTGTATTAAATAGTTATCTTTAGGCTCTTTCCCTAGCATTGTTAGGATTGTTTCCTGCAACACCTTACGCTTATCGCCTTTAGGGTCTGTTGTATCATCAAGCGTGCCTAGTTTTGTCATAGCGTCATTCAATCGCTTAGATTGGTCTAGCTTGATTTTGCCTTCTTGAATGTCTTGTCCAGTTTTCTCGCGCGACAAGTCTGAATTTTTGAGCGTGTTACTAAGCTCTACCATGCTCTTATCAAAATCAAGGCTTCCTTTTTTGCGGTCAAATTCTGAATTTTTAAGCTTGTCATCAAGCTCAATTTTCTTATTCTTACTTTCCTCTTCACCTTGTTTTCGATTGAACGCTGAATTTTTAAGTGAGTTATCTAGCTCAACTACGCCAGCTTGTTTTTGTGCATTTTCAAGCAATGATTTTGCGCTGTCTTTTGCAATCTTATTGTCCACTGCATATTTATTAACCTGTCCAGCTACATTCTGCAATTGCATTACTGCCGCAAATGGATTGTTTGAGTAATCCTGTAACTGAACTTGGTTTTCCTGTTGTAATGGATTTACGATGCTATCTTGCGCCTCTTGCGCTTGAGCTATGGTGTTGCGTATTTCAGCCAATGGGTCAGCCTCGCTTACATTAACGACCTCTGCCTGCGGTTGCTGTGGTGGTGTCGCTGTAGGCTCTTGCTGTAAGAGTGTATTTTTAATGCCTGCCAATGGGTCTGCTTGCGCTACGCTACCTTGCGCTGGAACACTTAACTCTACATTGCCTTGCGCTGGTTGCTTACTCAAGCCCTCAAGCATCTTAATGGCATCTTCTTCTGATATTTCACCTCTAGCCGCGCGAGATTTAATACTAAGCTCTTCTGGTGAGCCTGTTAATCCACCAGAATCAATCTCTTTTTCAACTGGTGTGCGGTCATCAGGTTCGCTAGTTAAATCCTTGCCTGCATCGTTTTGTGGCAATTTTGGCGAGGCTTTATTCGCGGCTACAACCTTTTGCGCTTGACCATTAAGCATCTTCCTCATGGTCATTAAGTTTGTATCTCCACCACCTTGCAACCATGAAGCCAACTGTGTAACAGGTCTAAAGTCGGTTAAGCTGTTACCTAAAGCAACGCCTCCTTTAGTGATTGCGCTTTTCTTGCCAGCAGAAAACCTATCGGCTAAAAACCCAGCCGAAACATTACCCAAAGCTTCAAGCCCCCCGCCTATTTTCGTTGCCATGCCTGCATCTGATGCAAACGTCATCCCCAAATCATCCCCAGCCGCTATCGCTGACGGTATCACATTTAGGTTATCAATCAATCCAGAGCCAACGCTTTTTACTGCTTTTGCTGGCTTGGACTTCCCTACGGTATTTAATTTTGCCAAAACTTTTGACGCATAAGGCTTTGCAGATGCCGCTACATTACCTACAGATTTGCCCGTTGATTTTATATCGTCTGTCAAGTTGCTTAACGTACTCTTAAACATATCTGTAACTGCCATGATAATCCCTTAATTTGCTAATGTTTGAATTGCGCTTACCGCGTTGTTTGCCGATGTAATCACCGATTTGTAGGTATCAAGCGCTGTGCTAGATGCGCTTACGCCTAAAGCGGCTACCCTCATATTTGAATCAACGATAGAATTAACTTCACTAAGTTGAGTTTTTGCTATTTGCAAGAAAGCGTCAGTTTGTTTTGCCCACTTATCAAGCGCAAATTCGGCATCTTTAATCGCCTGACCTTTTTCAGTTTCCCATACTTTCACATCAAATCCAGCTTTTTCAATACGCATCCTTAGTGCGTTTAATGTGCGCTCTGAAAAGCTTGAGTGGTAATTTGCCATAAACTGCTCGGCATTAACACCGTTTGTAATTGTAAACTGACGCGCCTGCACGTACATATCTGCACGCTTGATACTTACATCACGGTTGAGTGTTGAAATCGCGCCACGCGCTTGCTGTTGTACTTTCTGTAAGCCTGCTAACATTGCGCCAGAAGGCATTGAGAACCCTCTTGCCGCAATAGAGCGCTGAAAGTCTTGGATTGAATTGTCTGCGTTTTGAGATTCACGGTCTTTTGCACGTTCCCATAAAGCCTGTTCATCGCGTGGGTCTAATCCATAACCGCCATTTACAAGGTCGAATAGGATTATTTTCTTTGCTTCATCTAGGATTGGCGTTTGATACAGCTCTTCTTCCCAGAATATTGCAGGAATGGATGGTGTTGGTAGCGATACATTTTCAAGAGTAATAGTGTCGTTACTGGTTATTCTTGATAAGTTAATATCGCCTTGTGACCAATTACCATACCAGTTAGTAGCTGACTTCAATTCATCAATAAATACCTTAGATTCTTGAACGGCTTTTGCAACCTGTTCGCTTGCCGCCTTAATTGAATCATCAATAGTTGCCATGCCAATACCCCTCAATTTTTATGAAAGATTACTGGATTGGCGTGCGTTGTATTAAAGTTGCTGTTTGCACCAATCGTACAAGCCTTTGAGCGTTATTTTTCCAGCATCAATATCCTTTTCGTACTGCCCGATAATGCTAACAGTTGAATCTTCTGGTTTGCTAGAGTTCTGCTTCTTGCGAGTTTCTAAAACGTCATCAAAAGATGTGCTGTTAGCAATAACAACAACATTTGAACCGCCTAGCAATGCAGTTGCAATATAAGGATGCTCTGTGTAAGGCGTTATCTCATTGCCTTCATCGTCTAGTGTTGGGGTGTTGAATAATGATGCAAATTCAAATCCACCATCACCATCATAATTAAATTTATACCCTGTATAAATGCGGATAGCTATAAGTCGTGCAACATCATACGATTGTGGAAACATTCCACACTCAATGATATTACCTTCGTCATCTTCCATCACATACTCAATCGGGTATAGCGTTATTGATTCGTCTTTAGATAATCCCTTGCCTATCCAAAACTTGGTTGATGTTGCTGATTTTTCGCTGGATTCAATAACGCCATCTTTATCAGTATCAATGTCATACCGCAACGTGTCTTTAGGTATATTTCCATCATTGTCAGAAAGTGGCGTTAAATCAATGTCAGTAAATGTAATGTCTGTTAAATCTGGTGGAGGCACTAACGCTATCTTTGATGTTGAGTAAGCTTGAGCCTGAGAATCTGTAACACCAGAAGCTAAAGTGTCATAAGTGCCATTGATAGAAACTACTGTATAAGGCTCACCGTTGCAATCACTAGGATTGATAGGTAAGTATTCTGGATAAGTTAGATTGTAAGTGCCATTAAGATAGCTGGTAATCGCTATAGGTTTTAACGCGACAAAGTTATCAAATGTGTATTTAAACTGACTAAATCCAGTGGTATTGATAGTTTCAACTGCACATTCACCAGATAGCAACTCAACTTCTGAACCATCTTCTTTTAGTGCAAATAGTGTTCTAGTGTAAGTAACAACTGCGCCAACACCAGAGCCTACCGTACTTGATGTTTGCGTTACCCTATATCCATCCCACCTGTAACCAATACCAACACATAAGGAATATGGTGCGCCATTCATCACAGCAATTGCCATATTTTTAGGCATCACTTTAGCGTCTAAGTCAGCATAAATTAAATCTGTTTTAGTGTTTCGCCATGCTCTATGACGTATAACGTGGTTTTCGTAGCCTGCGTAAGCGGCAGGAGTTGGTATAGTTAATGTTGATTGAGAAATGCCATCAGGAATAACAGCCTCGCCAGTGTATCTGTATGTTCCGCTTGTTGTGGTTAAAATACCAGACTCATTTACAAGAGATACATTATCTAAAATTGCTTTTTCAAAATAAAGAATGGTGATGTCAGGCGCTTGAAGGTTTGTTTTATTTAAGTCGAAAGCTAATGGAGAAAATCCAAACTCAAGTAACACTGCATAAAAATAAAAATCATTCCAATGTAATAGTTTAATAGCGTCAAATCTTTTTGTAAGTGTGATTTTTCCACTTGGAACGTAATAAGAAAAAACTCCACCAACATACAAATTTCTTCCAGAAATAAATATATCCCTTGAGTAATTTCCGCTTGCATCCAATACAGTTTCCCCTAGCGTAATAACTGCATAGTCTGAAGTTACTGTGTTTGATATAACAGGAGGAAGTCTTGGAGTTGCATCATCAGGATAGTAAACATCTGCATATCCATAAATTTGTAACCCATTGTGTATAACATCACCATCATTGAGTTGAGCTATTCTTCTTCCATCAAATTCAGCTAAATAAGCCGACTTTTCAGAAAGGTACTGCGAATATGCTAATAACCTAGCATCTTCTTGAGAATCCCAATTTTCCTTGCACGCAAGCCATATTTCATACGCAGGGTTTAACTTTCCTTGTACCTGACCAGTTTGTGCTGTTGTATCGTTGTATTTAACCTCTCCGTCACCTCCGTTATAAATGGATTCTTCCTTGCTATATAACGTACCGCTTTTTAGATTGTAATATGGAGGTGCTATTTCTGGTGGTAAATATAAAGTTCTTGAATCGGAACTATTATCATCATAAGATGTTGCACCTGAATAATTAGATAGCACATGAATGAATGGGTCTTGGTATCTGTCTGATGTGTGGATGCTTCCGTTTACTGATTCAACGTATGCCGTACCACCTGAAGCAGAGCCGCCACTATCAAAAACAAGTGTAACGGAGTAATCAATCCTACGTTTTTTTATTTGATTACCATCAATATCATCACCAACAACTAGATATTGATGAACAATAGTGGTAGAAATTGTAACTCCATCGAACATTGGAGGACTTTTTATAGGATATGACTTCTTTCCTCCTGTATCGTTTGATGTGCCTATTGCGCCACAAGATGTTGTCGCTGGATATGTGAACGGAGGATAGCTATAAGCTTTTCCTTTGTAATGAAATGCAGTTCTTGGGTCTTGTGGGATTCGGCAATTAACGCCAAAATAACCGCTAGGCTGTCCAACTTCAAGTAAATCAGCCCTACCATCATCCCTTATTTTACCTACGAAGTTTTCACCTACGGCAATTGCGCCTTTTAAGCCTAGCATCATGCGTCTTTTGGCTTGGTAATAAAGCAGGTCTGATTCGTTTTTTAACTTACTTCCGACAAGGTATTTAGAATCATCGTAGAGCTTACGAATCTTTCCAAACATTTAAGCCACCTTGCGAGATAAAACTTCTGCTTCTAAGCTGACACTATCCAACTCAAAGCTGTTTCCTGTGATTTCTGGTTGCCAGTAGCGTGACTTAGTGCCTTTACCTAGCTTGATTCTGCGTGTGCCAATACCATTGCCTTGATGTGTTGCATCGTGGTTATCAGCTTCATTGTCGCTATCTGTCAGCATACGCAATCCAACTGTGCCTTTTGAGCCGACATAAGCATATTGCACGCGCTTCTGATACTCTGAACCCATATCATCCATACCAAAGCGAACACGCGCATCAATTACATTGCCATTATCAGTATCACCATCCATGAGATAGATGCCATCTTTAGCAATGGACAAGTAAACGCCACCTATTTTAGCCATAGCAAGCGAATCAAAGTTTGTGTACTGCGTCACTTTTGAATTTTCAATGTTCATTGCGTAAGTGGTAAATACATCATTAAGCGCACCAGCAATTACGCCAACCATTTCAGCGCTAGGCTGAACGATTGAAGAATTTACGAAAGCGTTACTAATAATTACGCCTGATGTTTCAGCTATTACTTGTATGATATTGGCAGTAACGCCATTCTCACTATCAATAATCGCATCAACGTCATTCATCGCGCTACTTAGCTCTGCGCTTACAATGTAACCTGTTGCTATACTGCTTGATACGCTACTTGATGGTGGTGTGGCAAATCCTTCCGTAACGGCTTGAAAGGCGCAATTTACTGTGTTTAATGGGGCGTTAATCTCGCCTGTAACTAAGCTTCCATGACTGTAGTCAATAGCGACTGTAGATATTGGCATTGTTGCTTCGCCAAATGTGCTACCTGCAACGCCACTTACAGTTGCCAATGGCATTGATAAATCACCAAAGGTTAATGCTGAAAACTGCGAATCAACTGTAGCTATTGGATTAGTAGCTGTTCCAGTGATTACATTTTCCTGCTCATGGTCTGCAATTGCCGTTTGTATTGGGCTTGTAAGCGATGCTGATAACATTTCACCAGTTACAATAGTTGATTCAGAGCTTACAGAAGGTTGCACTAGGATTGGCGTTAGCGCTTCACCTGTTATTAAATTAACATCAATCAACGCGATGGGGTGTTCAAGAGAAGCGAAAATAGCACCAAATTCAGAGATAGAGCCGCTAAACATTGGTGATGGAATTGTTAATTCTGAATCAATGATGCCCCCACTCAATACCTCTGCTGTTTGTTCTGACGCTATATTGTCAACAACACAATTTGCAACTTCACCGCATATTGTCGATGCCTCTGCTGTAGGCAATTCTTGAAGCAAGGCTGAATCTAAAATAAACCCTGTAATAATGTCAGAATTAACGTCTGATATTGTAGAAATGACATTTACATCTAACGAATCGCCATAAATAGTTTCAGCTTCAACAAGCGCAATAGGCATTACAGCAACACCTTCTGTTGCACCAACGCCAACATTAAGTGTAATGGAATCGCCAGATGGGGGCGAGTAGCCAGCTACTATATCTAATAAAACATTAGAGCCACTTGGCATAGTTAATTCCTATACAGGTATTGGAATAATTAAATCTACGATTGAAGCATTATCAGTGCCATCTGAATCATAACCAATTACTGTAAATTGTTGACCTGCGCGAGAGTAAAGCGTGATATTAAAATAACCTACTGCATCACTTCTAGTTTCAGCATAAGGAATTCCTGTTTCTCTATCTAAAATACGCACAAGCATATTTCCTATTGTTATACCAAAGCGCTTTGTTACACCTGCTATTGTTTTTTTAGTTACTGTTGCAGTAGAACCTACAAGCACCTCATTTGAGAGAATAGTGACCTTGTTGTAAGCGCTGGCATCTAGCGGAATCACGTTTGCAGAAAACGACCTTTGAATCAAAACGGCGTAGTTGTATAGGCTTGCCGTGTTACCGTTAATCCTGCTAGCGCCCTTTTTGATTGCAATAACGCCTAAATCTGCCATGATGAATTACCACGCACTTGTTTGGATAAAATAGAACTGATAAGGATAAAGTGAAAAAGCGCCATCAGGAATAGCAATCGGTAAAAATGTTTTGCCAGCATCAGAGCCAGAACCATTGATTGGATTGACCACCTTGAACAGAAAATCAAGGTATTGTCTTTCGTTCATGGCTTGTCTAATTCCGCGAAGCGTACCGTAAGGCGAATCTTTTGGGTATGTTTCGCTCACAATCTGAACCTTAGTGGTAACAATACCCTTGCCTAAAAAACTGTCAATATGAAAATCGTTTGTTGACATTGCATACGTTTCTGCAAATGTTTGAACAACATTGGTTTCCTGACCAGAACCGATTTTAATATTAAAGTTTGTTTTTGGGCTTGAATACTGGGTAAGAAGCGGCGCATATGAAGAAGAAACAGTACCATCACTCAATGATGGCTGTGGCATAATCAAGCATCTGTTTGGGTTTGACGTATCATAAGAATCAATATCGCCAAAGTAAACAATATTCCAAACATCACCATTATTAATACGCTTGGTTAGAATATACGCGCCTTTTTCATCACCTATTACCATCCAATGCAAAGGCGCAATGCCTGATGAATCTGGCTTAACTATGTAGCCACCAGTCCCCCACATCGATGCGTAATCTGTCATACTGGTTGCATTTGATAGCGCTCTCAACTCTGTCGTGTTAATTGGGTTGCCATCATCAATTTTCAACAACTGCATTGAGCCGCCACCCATTTTATAGATAGCTTTATTAAGCGCAGCAAACTCTTTCGTCCAGCCCAGAGGCGCTTTTGTGTTGCCACCAGTACCGTAACCATTCACCAAACAGGCATCAAGCACTGTAATGAGTGAGCCTCCGATTGATGCCATTTGTGGCGCATCAATATCTGTTGATTTAAATACATTAAACGCCATAATTTAGCCCTACCAAGTATCTGATGTTTCAATAATAAGTTGACCGCCAGCCGCCATATTAAAGGCTTCAAACGTCTTGCCAGCGTATGCGCCGCTACCAGAAAACGTGTCATTGTTTGCTAGCGGTCTATTGTGTAATGGCGACCATACGCCGCGCATCGTACCAATAGGCACGATAGAGCCAGTTGTCACGTAAAGCTGGTTTTTTGCCATCAAAATACCACCGCCAAGCGCAGGATAGCCAGCACCTTGTGCGCCGCTTCTGGTTTGGGAGGAATTGGTAGAGAAATCTTCCGCTAAACGACCAACGAAAGGCGATTGCAAGGCGGAAATAGGATGCTCGGCAATATGAATATGAGAATTGCTGTTTTGTGTGGTTGAATATGCATAACCTTGTTGCTGTCCGAATTCCTCTAGCGCAAGCGCAGGCGCAGTTGCAGTTAAAGGCGAAGCTGAATTTGATGATAGTGCTTGTGAATCACTGGCAACATATCTAGCAGATAGCCCAAAGATAGCGCTACCTGTAATTGAATCAATATCGCCTGCGTAAGTTCCGCACCATTCGTTAGCTACTTCACCAGTTTTAATCATCAATATAAATGTTCTATCATCTGCGATTAAAACCCATTCACGAACTATCGCATCTGTAGCAGTTGACTTGCAAATAGCACAACTTGTTGTACTGTTTGCAACTGTAACTTGTGATGGAAACTGCATACCAAGAGTATCAATCCCTGTGGCTGTTTTAGCACCACGAATACGCGCCCATCGTTTGTGTGTCAAAATTTCATCACGCACCCACAAATACTGGCCTGAGCCAGTAGTGGGATTGTTGCGATAAACTACACGCGAGCCTATGGCTTCAAAGGCTTTAGTCCATCCAGCCGCAGGCTTTGTACCATAACCATTTACAAGGCAAGCGTTTAAAACTGAAAGCAATGCGCCATCAATCGCGGTAAGTGGCGGCGCGCTTGCGTCCGTACTTCTGTAAACTGTAACTGTCATGGTAAGCCTCTAAATTAAGCCGCAGGTTGAGTGTAAGTGAAGCTTGATACTGTTTGCACCGCGCTTAAAGCGATTGTAGTGCTTGTCATGTTGATTTGAGCGCCAGTAGTTGCCACAGAACCATCAAAACGAGCATTTGTCGTTGATGCAGTAGCAGGGTCGTCACCTTCTTCATAGCAACGAAACCAGCCAGCCGTACCAGCCGCAACCGCAGTACCAGCCCAATTGTCACCACTTGGTTTAGTTGCCGCCCCAGCACTTGCAGGATTCCACTCAAGACCTGTTACACCATCACCGCCTTTAGTTACTGTAAATAATAATGTGCCAGTAGCAACATCATTAGCAGTAGTTGGTTGAGCGCCAGAGTAAACATTGATTTTGCAACCACGCATGATTTCAGTAAAACCATCTAAGATTTCTTCAATCACTACATCATCAAACAAGACTGTTTCACCTGTTACAGCACTGTCATTGTTTAGTGTGAAGCGTGTTGTTGTTGCAGAAGCTACGAAAGCGACTTGTTTTTGAGTTAATGTTGCATCAGTTTCAGTTGCACCATCAAAGATTGATTTAGGTGCGGCTGTTGTACCAACATCAATTGAACCGCCAGCCGCAGTACCTTTTTTGAACTTAACTTTCGCCAAGTAAACGCGACCAATGCGAGTTGTTAAATCAATGTAAGCAGAGCCAGCAGAAGCGCCAGAGTTTGCAATTTCCAAGCCAGTGGTTGAGCTTGAACCGCCAGCCGCCACAGCAAGCGTAGCGCCTGATGCTGTCCAGCCAGTAGTGTTTGCATCGAAAGTGCCATTAGTTACCAAGTTAGCTTTAGCGCCAATTAACTTGTCACGTAAGCCAGTAGAAAGACGTAGAGCCATTTTAGTACCCCTTATAAAATATTATTTATAGATTCTCGGCATCTACATTCATTGGGATTGATTCAATAGAGGCATTTAAAAGCTCACCTACTGAAACTAGCCCTCCAATGTCTGCAGGTGGAGAATCAATGTTTGATAGCATAATTATTCTTCGTGCGTTGTAAGGCACTGTTTCGGAATTGAATGAGATAACGATGTGATTCTGACCATTTTGCTCTCGGTAAAGACCGCTTGCACTTCCAGCCTCACCAAAAGAAAAAACGCCATCTGTCATATTGACTACCTGACCGCCATCAAATCCAGCAATAGCCCCTTTGTTAGAAGCCCACAACATACCATTTGGCTTGTCACCTATTTTCTGTATGCTTACTGGAGAGCCTTGAATAGCGCCATAATTTAGCACGGTCGATAGAGTAAAGTCTTGTGAGTTACTCCCTGATAAGAAGTATGTATTTTCCTTAGTGGCGACATAGATTCCATCATTCACTTCCGCGCACATGAGAATATCGCCATCAAACGCTACAAAATCTTGTGAATAATTGATTAGCTCAAAGTTAAATGGCAGGCTTTCCCATAAGACATTGCCATGAGCGTAGTACATTCGACCTCTGTAATAGCACGCTGTTTGGAAAGCTACAGGCTTATCACAAAACTGGTTTGTAATCGCAATACCAAAGTTTAACGTATCGCCTGTATAGTCAATGCTTATAAGGCTTGCGACTGATATTGCTACACTTCTTGCGAGGTATAGAACGTCACCATTAACGGTTGATAGATATAGGTTGATATGACTTGCATCGTCAGGGATGTTGCTTGGTGTATTAACGTGAATACCACCATTATTGATAGTTGCTTGCCCTGACAATCCAGCGCCAGATTCAAGCCCATCATTTCTGGTATAAGTGATTGCATATAGGTAACTGCCCTGTGGCATTAACCCTACAATCTGCGAATAACTAGGTGTAATTGGTGTGCTAATACCCAATTTTCTTGATGAATTATTTTCAATGACACCAGAATCAATGCCATTACTCCAATAAATCTTATTGTTTATTTCGGTTGAATGTAACCAATTTGCTGTAAATAGATTGCTATCAACCAATATTCCACCGCTTAAATCACTCACCTTAAATAAATCTGAACCTGATTGATAGAGTAATGCGCTTTTTGTTGCACTTGCCACATCAATACTGGTTGTTATCAGCCGTTTTCTACCTTTCCTAGTAGATAGCTTGTTGTTACGACTTATATCGACATTCTCTGCAACTTGCAGGCGTTTAAGTCCGTACTCTGTCGGGCTGTTCTGGTTGTCTAATCCACCAAACTCTTTGATTGTAGGCATTAGAAACTTCCATCTAGGCTATCGTAAGGCAGGTTGTTTAAGTCAAATTCGATGTTGTACGCTGGTCTAGCTTCGCCAAACTCTCGCGCAAACAGTGTTAAAGCCTCAATGCTTGCATTTTTATCAAGCGTATCAGCGTCTTTCTTTAGGTAAGCTCTATGCTTAATCCAGTGAATTAGCGCCATGTGGTAACGAGATTTAATCTCTGGCTTATCTTGTAAGCCGACCATGTTGTTTAGCTGTGTACGTACTACGCGCAATCTGACTACGCCATCAATGCGAGGTGTAGGGTATAGGCGCAATTTATCAGTTTCAAAGTCTGTGATAACTGCCTTTGGTGTACCTGTTGAATTTCGCCAGCCTGATACATTCTCATTCATCCAGCCAACCGTTGCGCCTGTAATGACTGAACCTTCTGCATCAACTACATCTTTAATCGCTAAAATTCGTTCATCAAGGCTGTATAGCGCTGTGTTTGCAACAATAGCAATCTCACAAACCTCAACTGTTGATGAATCAATGATTAGGCGAGAACGCCTGCAAGCTTGTTCTTGCGCTTCGTTTGCATAAGCAATTAGCTCTGAATCACTCCAAAGATAATCTGCCTCTGTATCGTCTAACTCAAGCCTTGCCTGCGTTAATATCTCGCCTAGATTCATTACTCACCGCCTAATTGTGCCGCAAGTTGTGGGTCTGTTTCAGTTGTAGCAACAGCATTTGGAATAGCTGGTTCAGCAGGTTTAGCACCACCTTTACCGCCTTTACCACCGCCAGCAGGCTTACCACCAGCTAAAGCATTACCTTCACCATCAAGCAACTCACCGCTTGCATCAAAGTAATTACCATCTTGCTCAAAGCGTGCGATACCAAAAAAACCACCGATGATGCCGAAGTCTTTTGACTTGTCTAATTTAGCCATCAGTCGCCATCCTTGTCAGTGTCTTTACCAAAATCTGAATCATTGTCGTTATCTAAACGACCAATGCCAGCGCGACTACCGTAGCCAACATCTAAGCCACCACCGTATGTATCACTAACGCCAGTATTTACGCCTTTATCGGGTGCATTACCTACTGCTTCCTCTTGGCATTTCTCTGTGTTGTGATTATTAAAAATGTCTTTTGCCATTTTAATTACTCCTAATCGGTTAAAAAGAGAAAGCCCACCGAAGCAGGCTTTCTTTTAGGTGTTTCTACTAAGAAGCAGAACCCCATTTAACGATACGCGCTTGCGTAGCATCGCTGTGAACTAAGCCGAAGCCGCCCAAGTAATACCAAGCAACACCCATTGAGCGACCATAATCGCTAGGGATTTTACCGCGCACTTCTTCTGGGATTGCAATACCTTCTGCAACTCGGTCAGCACCCATGAAGTGAACTTGGCTTGATTTGCCGTTAGACCAAGCTTCTGCCGCGATATTGGTTTGCTCAACAAAGCGCACGCCTTCATAACGACCAATTTCACCAGCTAGAATCATGGTAAAGCCATCATTCGTGTATTGGTGCAATGCTTCTAAGTCGTTTTTCAACTGACGAAACGCTGTAGGGCGACCTACTGCAACATAGTCATTACCCATGTATGTAGGAATGTTACGTTCTTTCATCACATCAACGATTGCTTTTACATGGTCTTTACCTAAAGCCACGTTGTTGATGATAGTAGGCGTACCGTTTGTCACCAATGTAATTGCACTTGTTGAAGTACCGCCAGTAGGTGAAACAACCAATGGCGTTGCATTGAATTGAGCGTAAGCCGCATCATCCAATGTTTCAGACGCATCTGTTTTCATCACGTTTTGGATGATTGATTTAACTGGCAACTCTGATAAGTTGTCCAATTTGCCAGAAAATGGCACGCTGTTACCGTACTCGGTGATAACCAACTCGCCTTGTGTAATCACAAAGTTTGTTTCTGGAATCGCTGTGCCTTCTGTTAATGCCGCGCCCTTAGTTGCCGCGCGAGAGAACACATCCCAATGGAATTTGTTACCCTTATTTTTGCCAACCGCATCTTCTGGTTGTGTTAATTGACGAAACTTGGTCATCGGTTTAACCGCATGACGCAAAACTTTTGATAACTTTGCTGATGATAAGAAACCACCTAAGTTATTTGTACCCCATAATTGTCCAGCCATGATAAATACTCCTAATAAACGTAAGATAAATTACGCGATTAGCCCTCTTGCCTTCCTCATTTCGGCAATAATGTCCGAAGCTGATTCTAAAGGCTCTTCTTGGCTTGCCGCGCTTGCACTATTGGATGGCACTTGTTCCATGCCAGCCTTTTTAGCAACTCTGTCGTTACGAATGGTTGAGCTTTGGTTGCCTGTCGTTCCACCTGTTAAATCAGTTATCCAGCCTCGCGCTCTATTACCTGCGGCTACCAGTGCGTCATATTGTGTTGCATGACCGCCTGATTGCATTTCCTCTGCGAGAAAACCGTTAGTAATACTTGCAAGGTGTGGGTCGCTGACTACATCGGCATATTCGCCAGAAAACTTTGTCAATGCACTGTCCACATCAAGTTGTTGCTTTACTTTTGCCGCTACATCATCCGTATCAAACGATTGGGTAGAGTTTCCTCGCCCTGTCGCTAACATCGCCAATGACTGTGCCGCACCTTCTTCATCACCATTTAACAGCGCTTCAATCGCTGATTTGGCAATGTTTGTTGCATCCTCACCCACTTCTGGGCTTGATTCGTTTGCTGGCGAGGTCTTAGCCTTCGCCAAATATTCTTCTGCTTCTCGTAGCTTTGCGCTTGCCTCATTCAGCCTGCGACTTGCTACAGCATCTTTTTGATAGGATTTAATAACCTCTGATAGCGGAACTTCTTGCTCTACGCCATCAAGCTTAACTTTAACTAAACCACCATCTGCGCCTGTTGCCGCTTCAATTTGCGTATCAAATGACTGCTCTTGCTCACCTTCTTGAGCTAAACGTGCTTTTTCAGCCAATTGCTCATATATATCTAGGTATTCATCTGCCACTGTTCTTACATTGTTTGTATCTACTGCATTTTCATCACTTACTGCATTAACATTAGCGTCTTGATTGATAGCCATTGTTTTATCCTTGATTATTTAAAATATGCTCTGCCCCTGCCGCCTGCGCCATCGCTTCACTTAGCCATAAAAACATACACTCTGCTACTGCGATTTGTTGTTGCACTGCCTGTATCGCCTTAAAATCGTGTGCATCTATCGTTTTAAGCTTAACCAAGCAATCTTCAACCTCTGTAACTGCACGCTCTTGGATGTATTGCCCCAAGCCTGTATTTAAAAACCGTTGAGCATCTAAGCCTAATTCAACTTTCGCTAGTAACTCATTCTGTTCTTTACTCAAACTTGCGCCCCATCATTCGGTTTAAATGTTTCAATTCCTTGCATAGAACTTTGTGGAACTGGTGGCTCTAGTGGCGAGGTGTTTTGCGTAACTGTATTTATATCCCCATTTGCCTGCGTTGTAGGTGCGTTAGTTATTGGAATGTTAGGGTCTTGCCCTCCATTTGGTCTTTGATAACCGCTTGCTTCCATTACTTTGTCACCCACTGGCGCGATTAAAGGGTTTTGCGCGATACTTGCGCCTGTCTGCATGGCTGAATAAACAGCCTCTACACCAACTTTAACCGCTTGCGCCTTGCTTAAAGTAGTCTTGGCGTTAATGTCACTAATCTTAGCCGCTACCATTTCTGGGTTTTCTTTCTGTGCCAGCATTGATTTCAATTGCTCTATTTGGCTGATTAAATCATCGACCTCTGGGTTATCACCCTCTTCAATATAGAAGCGCCCACCATCTTTATAGCCAATCTTGCCGAATATCTCTTTGATAACCTCGCCAGATTTCAAGCGACTGAACGCGCTCTCACCAAGTAATGCCTGTATTTCACGTAAGCCATAGACAAAACGCTCAAGCTGATTGAACGTATTGGTTGAACCTGTACCAACATTCACACTTAATGTGACTTCTTGCATCAATAATTCGTCTGTGACAACATCCATACCGAAGCGCTGATACAACTTAGCCTTGTCGCCAGCCAGCGCCAGTATCATTTCGTCTGTTTCGTAGGTTTGTTCCATCAGTATCATTTGACGCAATACAGGCTCTACCCATGTTTCAGTGAATACCTTTAAATCGTACTCACCAATCTGGTTAGCATTGTTTGATAGCATCTGCATACCGCCAACCGTTTCATTCAGCTTGCGGTTACTTGCCACGCTTGAACCACTGAACGCGCCTGCAATGTCGTCAAAGTCACTGTTTAATCGGTCTTGCTCTGCATACGCACTGCTTGTCACATCATTTGTTTCAACAATACGAACATCCGTATCAATGTTATCCATCAGCGTTACACCACTTGGCACATTACGAACCAATGAACGAATATCTACATTACGGTTACGATTAACAAAATAGCGCTTATTCATGGCAAATTTGACGTTATCAATACGCTGGTTAGCCACTTCGTTGATTTCAGCTTGAATATCTCGGCTCATGCTTGTCTTACTTGTGCTGTAAATCTTGTGTGCCTCAAGCGTACCCTTGCCCATCACTACAGGTCTATCACCGTTTCTTAGGTGTGGGAAAGCATCTTTAGTAAGCTTTGGCTCTGATAAAAGCTCTTGGTCTGCCAGTGTGTAGAAGCAATAGTCCTTGCCACCCTGTCGAATGAAGTTTAAATGCACCCATACGATGCTGAACTCGTTGATTTCGCTGGTCTGCTCTTTACTGTCTGTCATGCCATTTTCGCGCTGTAGGCGAATAGAATCACTTGTTCTGCTTCCAGCCGCACGAATCTTTGCTCGGTCTAACTTAATCCAATCTTTACGCGCTTCAATCTCATACACGTACATCGGCAATAGAATAATGACGTAAGGCGAACTATTAACAGGGTCAGTCCAGTTAGCCGCAGGGTCAATACGCACGTTTTCTGGTGGTATTAACTGCACATCTGGCTTATCAATGCCATTTTCTTCATCGTATTTCCATGTTTGCAATGACGCAACCACGCCAACTGTGTGCGCTTCCTGATATGCACCGACTAGGATTTGAAACCAATTGACTGATTTTGATAGGCGATAATTGAGTAATTGCTGATTGATTGCCGCGCTTGCCGCCTGCATATCATTCTTTTCATCTTCTGCCGATATTGAAACAATGTCTTGCGTACTGAAAAAAGCAGAAGCACACGTAGCCTCTGCCTGCCTCAATGCTGTGCGTGTCTTTGGTCTGAATAGCTTTGAACGACCTTTGTAATGGTCTGAATAATACTTAGAACCGCTAGGGTGTAAGCCTTGCACTTGTCTAATGTCACGTTCCATCGTATTACGAACGCTATTATTGAAGTAAGTATCGCTTGTACTAAAAGCATTTTTGGCGAGTGATAACGCCTTTTCTTTATCCAGCATATTGCGCCCCTGTTGTGTCCACGATTGCGCGACCTGCGAAGTCTTGAGCTAAATCATCAACTTGATTATGTTTAATCATTCCTCTACGCACCCTGTAACGCTCTAAAATCTCACCGCCAGCATCACGAATCAATTTACCGCTTACATCTTCTTGAACTTTTGTCATGTGAAGGTTGAAGCCCCAATCGCCTGATAGACTTAAATTGCGGATTTGCACCATACCTGTTTGACTGTCGGCATTAACCGCCCACATATAACCTGAATAATGTTTATTAAGCACATCAGCCACATTCTTTGCTACGGCAAAATCCATCGTGTCTGTTGATTTGGCAATGATTAACTCATTCTGTGACATCTGGTTCGCACTCCGACTGTAAAATACGTTTCTTCTCTACTGCGCTCAACCACAAATACTGTTTAAGCGTGTATCTAGCCTTTATTGGCTCTGGTAAAGAATCGTACTCACTTGGCGTGCGTTGTAATTCGCTACTTGCTAGGCTCATAAGGCTTATCCTCACGGAACGTGCGACCTTTGAACTCGTAAACTGCCTGTGGTTTGTTTAAATCTGGCTCTGCCTCACGTACTTCATCAGAAAATAACTTGCTTCTGTACGTTGGCGTAGGTGTTTGGAATGATTCTGGTTGTTGTGCCATGATGATTACCCCTTTGTTTTGAGTAATATAGGCGTTTTGCTTGCGTTGTTAGTTAAGAACCATCAACGTACTCAATAGGCTCGAATGAACCACCATCAATAATCATTGGTGCGACTATTTCCATGTCATAGATACGGCTCACGCAATCAATGAAGTCATCTTTACTGCTGAATGGGAATGTTAAATACTCTTCTAACAGCCTTTTGTTGAGTGTGTAGGTATTGCCAGCTTCATCAACTCGCTTTACAGGCTGGTAAATACGATACAACTCGCCTTGCGCTCTCATTTTCAACTGTGCAGGGCTTTCTTCCTCTAGGATTGCAGGCAACATGAACTTACCTTGCGAGAAGTCAGGATAAAGCCTCTGCACTCGGTCTGTCTTGGATTGCCCACCCTCTTTAGTCCAATTAACCTCTTTAATATCCCACACATCTTTAGCAATAAGCATCTTTTCTTGGAAGTGTTCAATGTCCGATTGCATACCGTACTTCTCATAGCCGACCTCTACGCGCTGAACACCTGTCATGTTTAGCCATCTTTTGCGTAATCCACTCAATGCTGTCCAGCGCTCTGCAAGGTTCATCCTGTGACAATAACCATCTAACAGCCACTTGTTCATGCGACTATCTACGCCAATTACTGCCATTGCCGTACGGTCACTGCCTTTCTTCTTGCTTGATGCAGGGTCACATATCACATAAACATTAAGAATTGAGGGTCTAATGTCCATAAACCTCAAGTGTTCTTTGCGGAACATGGCTTGACTACCTGCCAATGGGTTCTGTAACTGCTGACAAGCAATGTCACTCTCAACTTGCGTCTTGAGTTTGTGTTGCCAAATGTCGTTTGATAGATAAACTGGCGTGCCTGTTATCGTTGCATCGTCTGTCGCAGGGTAAATGCGCGGCTTTAATATCTTTTTCTCTAAGATATGCTGATAAGTGTCTGCGAAACTGTAGCGAGTACCAATATGCCAGCGCCTCATTACCTCTTTTCCACTCGGCAAACGTGTCACCGCACCCAAGTTATCAGATAACGACCAAGCATCTGTGGTCTTTTTAATTTGCTCTGGTGTCGATACGCTCTCTGGTGTCACCACATCATCATAAATTCGTAAGCGAAAGTGTGCGCCTGTTGGCATACCATCGACTAAACCACTCGCGGCAAGTGTCGGCTCTTTCGGATTGCTCTTGCGTCTAACAACTAAGCCTGCTTCCTCACTCCACTTTGATGCGTCTTTGCGTGGATTCTCGTAAAGCACATCAGTATATAAGCGTTTAAGCTCGTAATTGTCCTCTAGCTCTTGCTTAATCTGTCGTAGGAATTTTAAAGCGTTGCCTTTGGTGTGACTGAATATGCAGATTGTCACATCTGGGTCTTTGATAATCTCTTGTATCGTGCCTGCATAAGTAATCACCGTTGATTTACCATGCTCACGCGCCCATAAGTCTAGGTTATCGTCTGGGTCTGCCTCGACCTCTCTGCATCGTTTATATATCCACTCATGCCACATATAATCCGCATTAAGTAAGATACACAAAAGATAATAGCGGTCATTGCGACCTAACCATCTGCGACCTTCATCACCATAATCATGCTCAACTGCTTCCCACCATTCCACTAAATCATAAAAATTAGCCGCATGAATGTCTGCGCGTAATTCTTCGTTTAATGGTGGTCTAGGGTCAATTTGGGTCAATTTTGATTAAATTCGGCTGATTTTAACGCGATTAGAGCGATTATTTTTGATTGACTAATACCGTAGCATTGCCAATTTGTCGCATTTCTGACGTTTTTTGCTTAACTTTTGATAATGCTGAAACGGTCATTGATACTTCCATCTGTTGAGGTGCGCCATCTTTTCCTGTGATTTCTTGCTTATCAGTAAACATTTTCTTGTATTTACCTAGCAATTCCAATGCACCTTTTGCACCAGATGATTCAAAAACTCTTTGAGTAACCTCTGTCGGTAATGATGCACCTTCACTATCACGCAATAGAACTGTTTGAGTTACTGGAACTCTGCCCATGCACATATCGCGCAACTCTTCTAAGTCTGCGAGTATCTTTTCTACCGTGATTTCAGCCTTTGATGTGAGTTTATCCATGCGTAATTTGATGGCATCAGCAATATTAGGTTTTCTTAAGTTTTCATGCCCGATTACTTCTGCTGTTTTCTTACTATATCCAGCCCTAATTGCGGCCTGTGTAGCGTTAAAGTCAATAACATACTCTTCAATGAATCTGCTTTGCTTTGCGGTGAGTTTAACTTCGGTCATGCTTATTCTTTCCAGCAATCAATAGCAACTGAATCTGCCGATGTAGCCAATGCACATTCGATACCTTGCTTTGGCGTTACTGTAACAACTGGTGTTGTTGTTGAGCTTAACAACTTCATTCCGTAGAGCATTGCGACCACTATCGCAATTGTTGATATAAAGATTGCCACGACTTTAAATGTGTTCACTGTGTTTCCCTTGATTGATGGCTAAAAGCGTCAATACCAATCCTATCCAATTCCCATGCGTTGTAATTCTTTTAATTTATTTTATATTATTTTGATTTAGGGTATTGCATTTATCAAAACATATCATTAGAATGAAGTCTAGTAGTTCATTTATGTTAATTAGAAAGGTAGGTTGGATATGAAACTTGTTTATAAAGATTCTGGTGCTGTGGTTAATGTTGGCGATGTATGCCTTATTGATGGCGAGGGTTATACGGTTGTTTTCTTTAGAGAACCACATAAACCATCATCAAGCGGAAAGGTGTCTGTTGCTGATGCGTCAGACTTCACACGCGAACTTTATGTGAGTGTTATTGGTGCTGAATGGATTGAAAGAGATTACAACGGCCTTAAATTGGGTGACTTGGTTCTATGCAATGGTTACAACGGCATTGTTAAAACTCTATGTGACTGGTCTAACAGCATGATTGAGGTGCGCTTGGCCTCTGGCCTTGTGTGTGTTGATTCTTTTGATGTTAAGAAAGTTTAAGGGGAAATAATCATGGCATTGACTTCTGTTCAAGCTACATTGTTAGGGCGTGAGTTTGCTGAAATCTTAGGGCTTAAAGTCGAAGGCGATAGAATCTATACATCTTGGGGCAGTAAATCTTACGAAGGTTTTGGTCGTGTTGTAGCAAGGTTAGTCCAAGAGGCACGTTTGTTTGATGTTAAGGCTCTCGATGATGGCTCTGACTACAACTATTCTCTTGACCATAACGGTGTAACTCACAAATTCTATTCACTATCAGAAGCTCAACGCTTCATTGGAGGTCTTTAATCATGGCTTATCAAATTTATGTAACGATTGTGAATGAAGATACTGGCGTTTCAGATAAATGGCTCTTATGTCATAACGTGTATGAAACTAAGGCGCTGGCTCTTTACTTGGCACGCAATAACAAAGACTTTGAGGGTTATGACATTCTTACGGTTGAGCAAGCTGATAACCGTGTTTATGTTAAACAGCCAAAATATGATGCCAATTCAAATGACCCTTATCGCTACGGCTCTGCTGAACATCAAATGTTTGGTGATGCTTGGTTATATGCTGATTGTAGAGGGGCATGGTAATGAAACTATATAACGGTTTACCTAGTATGTGGGCTATCTGCGAATGTTGTGGTGGCTCTGGTCATGTTGAGAACCCTGCTTTCTCTAACGGATTTACCAGTGAAGAGTTTTACGAAACCTTTGATGATGAAGAATCGCGTGAAGATTACTTTGCTGGTGCTTACGATGTTGTATGTGATGACTGCAACGGCTCTGGCAAGGTGCAAGTAATAGATGTTGCAAGCTGTACTTTTGCTCAGAAGCGTGTAGCGGCTATGGCACGTAAAGAAGCAAGAGAAGAAGCTAAATACGCTCGCGAGTGTGCGGCTCTGTATCGCGCTGAAATGGGCTTTTTTTAATTAACTACTAATGGAGAATACAATGAAATACTTATCTCACTATGTTGAAGCTAAACAATCAGCGCTATTCGCTAAAGCTGGCACTTACTTTGCCTTTAGCCAAAAACAATATGAAGAAGGCAGGCAAGAGGGTGTTAGTTATGTATCGCTTGGCGCTGGTATTATCTGCCCTAAAGAAAATGTTACAGAACTAACCGAAGGCTTGGAAACTATCCAGCAAGCTGGCATGGCTCAAGACTTAGCCGAGAATGGCAAAGATGCCATCATTCTGCGCGAATTGCATAATCACGAATCTTTTTACTGTGGTGACATTGAAGATACTGTGTATGCGCTCGAAGATTACGGCATTACACGCACTGAAA